AGGTTTTGCCGGAACGTGTTCCGCCTTGATGTACTTTAATTCGCGCCGTTGAATTTAATGTTTGGTAAAATTGAACGTTGCAAAATTCTTTTATTTGTCCTTTGCCGGTGTCCATTCAATGATTTTAGATTCAATGCTGCCGTCCATTTGTATTTCCTGGCGCTCAACGAACCCGCGTTTTTTTCCTTTTGTTTTCAAATAAAATATTGTTGCGGTTGTATTGCCGTCTTTGATTTGTTTGTGCAATTGTGATTCGACAAAATCCAAAGTGAAGTTTTGCAATTCGTCAACCTTTGATTTGAACGCCTTATCTTTATTATAATATTCATAAAACGTTGACCGCGCGCAACCTACTTTTTTACACGCCGTTGTGACAATTCCCAATGATTGTTCCAACGCTTCAATCAAATTGTTTTTTAGTATGTCTGATTTTGTTTGCATAACGCAAAGTTAATTAAATTAAAAGACATAAAAAAAACCCTTCATTTCTGAAAGGTTTTGAATTTTGTTTTGGTGTTTTTATTTTATTTTAAATCGTTTAGTGTTTTCATTGTTATTTTAAGAGCATCAATTGCAAATTCATTAGAAGTAGCTCTGTCGAATCCTTGTTCAATAAATGATTGCTTAAGGATTGAACCACAAATTAACAATGATTCGTTTGAAAAGTTAGATTCTATTAATTTGATTGCGATGTTTGAAAGTAAATTTTTCATAATTGTTTTATTGTTATTGTTTGTTGGTACAAATATAAAAGAATTTTTTCAATTACAATACAAAAATGAAAGTTTTTTTTAATTTTTTACGAAAACTTTACGAAAATTATTTTCCGCACAATTCGCAAACGTCTTTGTCGTCGTCGTTTTCTTTTGGTTGTTCGTCGTCCAATGGTAAATCAAAAACCGGTAAATCAACCCCCCAATCAATTAATTGTTTTGTGTCCCATTCATTCGCCAAAATGTCCCAATCCCACGCGCCAAAACCGGAATTGTCTTTGATTATAAATTCGCGCTTTTGCGCTTCGGTTAAACCTTTTTGAATATATATTGGAACCTCAAACAAACCGGCGGCTATACACGCACGCAAACGCATATTTCCGCCCAATATCGTCATTGTTTCGTCAACAACAATAGGCCGAATTTCCAACATTTGCGGAAACTCTTTAATTGATTTAATTAGTTTTTTGAATTTTGCGTCTTTGATTAAACGCGGATTGTTCGGCGTTTGTTTTATTTCCTTAACGCTGACAATTTTTCGCATTTATTTTTCAGTATACCAAATAAAAGAAATACCAAAAATAAATAAATGTATTTCCAAACAATGTTCGTTTTGGTCTTCAATAGGTGATTCAATCACAACGTGATCCATTTGTGAATCCCAATAATTTAAACCTACTAAACAACCATAAATTGGATAAATAATTGTATTAAAATTTAGTCGCATTTCTTGAAATATTTTTTGTAAATATACAAATATATTTCCCAAACTTTATTGTTGGCTTCAACCTTGTTGTAGCTATTCGGCGACAATGTTTTTTTGCCGCGTTCGTCAATTTGAATGCGCAAACCTTTTATTGTTGGGTGTATTGCAACTTTTATTTCGTTTTTAATGCACCATTGAACGGCGGTCCGATGTTCGTTTGTTGGATTTAATATTTTCGCCATTAGAATAGTTTTGTTTGAATTAATGGTTTTGTAAATTGTTGCGCCATTGCTTTTGCAATTCCTGGAAATGTAATACTTCGCGCGTCATTTTCTTTTGCTAATGAATACCATTTGGACATTTTTTTTCCGCTTTTAAATGTTATAAATTCGCCTTTGTCAACTATTTTTGTTGGTTGTAATTTATTTAAATTTTTTAACCACAAACACGTTGATTTTTGAAATGAATCGCCAAAATAATATGGTTGAATTATTTGGTCCGGTTTTCTATAAATTTTTGACATAATTCCAATTGGATTTTCAATCGCGATTTTATCAATTGGCGCAAATACCAATGACATAAAAAATTCAATTGCTTTTTGTTGTCTGCCGTCTTTTATTTTTTCTTTAAAATGTTTTGCACCGGAAACCGCCAAATGTGTGCATGGTGGAAACGCAATCATTAAATCCCAATTTTGATTGATATGTTTTAAAACGTCGTCTTTAATATGCCAATTTTTATTTGGTCCGGTTGTTTCTAATATGTCGCAAGAAAACGCGTTGTGACCTAACAATCGCAATTCGTTTGTAACTCTTTGACTAACTTCGCACGCAACTAAAATGTCCATAATTAAAAAGGTAAATCGTCGGTTATAACTTCAAATTTTTTAGATTCCAAATCAATGTCTTTATATATGCCGCCGTTTTTAAAATCCGGCGCGATATCAAATTCGCCCAATTGTCCGTTTTCTTTTCGTTTGACCTTTTCGACGTATATTTTAACAACGTCCGATTTAAACTTTGTGCGTTCGCCAATGCAACGGTAAACAATTAAACCGTTATATGCTTTATTAAAAAAGTCGGCCGAACCGCTGATGTCATATAATGTTGGTTTTTTATATTTACCGTTTTCGGATTCTATTTTTCGTGGGTGCGCCACTAAAAACAAATGTGTGTTTGTCTGTTGGCAAAATTGAGTAATTTCCGACAATGCGCGCCCAATATACGAATGGTCTTTTTGCGCTGAATGGTCAAGCATATTCCAGGGGTCAATCACACAAACATTAATTCCTTTTTGAAATACTAATTCTTTGAACGCATTTAAAATACCTTTTAACGTTAAATTTTCTAAATCTATTTTAACCCAAAAAAAATGGTCTTGAATAAAATCTTTTGTTTGATTTAATTGTTCGTTGGTGCAATTTGTTTCGTTTAATTTATTCGCAATGCGTTTGATGTGGCCTTCATATGGAAATGATTCCGGCGCAAACATAGCGCAACGCATATCGTATTTTGTCGCTAAATTGCAACATATTTGGTCCATTACGTCGGACTTTCCCGAATTAGGAATGCCCGTAACAACGGACCATTGTCCCAATTCCATTTTGAAATATGTATCGGCGTTCGGTAAACCTATTGAATAATTTTTGACGCCGTTTTCGTTGTAGTTTAAAACATTGTCCCAAATGTCCGTAATATTCAAAACACCCTCTAATGGAAAATTTTTAGCCGTTTTAATAACGTTTCGCAACGCTTCCGCGCCTTTTGTTGTCAATATCTCGTTTGCGTCTTTATAGTCGCCGAAATCAACGTATTTGCAACGATACGCACCAAAACGACGTGACAATTCGTTTCGGAGTTCGATTCCCGGATTGTCGTTGTCGGTGCAAAGTATTATTTCGGTTTTATCTTTAAAGTATTCAAAACAATTATCTAAATATTCTAAACGTTGATTTCCTTTTGACGCGCCATTTGGAACGCTGCAAACTGAATAGATACCGGCTTCGTGTAAACTTAACGCGTCAATTTCGCCTTCAACAATGTATATTTTTTCCATTGTTTTAATATTGTCTAAACCGTAAAATATTAATTCGGCGCCGGAAACCATTTTGAAATTCTTTTGGCCGTCACGATATTTGACATTTACCAAATTTTTTTCACGATAATAATTGAAATTTATTGCGCGGCGCTTTTTTCCAACTTGCGGAAAATATTCCAATGATTCGCCAATTTTCCAATGTTGTAATGTTGGTTCGGAAATGCCACGTTCGGCAAACCATTTTACAACGCGGTCCGTTAAATTTATTTTTATGTTTTGCGGACGAATGTATTCTTTTTTCTTTTCAAATTTTGTTGTTCCAGCCCAACCGCAATTATGACAATTAAATAAACCTTTGTCAATATCAACGGACAAACATTTGTCGCGTTTGTTTTTTCGCGTTTGACTGCATTGTGGACATTGTGTTTTGATTTTGCCGGTTGACTTATTGCCGACATCAATATTAAAATCGTGAAATGTTTTCATTGTGTTTTTGTTTTCTAAACGCTAAATTAAAAATTTATTTTAAATATTAAAACATTCTTAATTGTTTTTTATGGTCTTCAATTCTTTTCATTGCGTCGTTAAAATAGTCTTTGTCTAATTCGCACGCGGTTAAGTCATAACCTAAATTATGGCAAGCAATGGCAATAGAGCCGGAACCCAAATGTGTGTCTAAAATCTTATCCCCTTCTTTTGCGTAATTGATTAAAAGCCATTCGTAAAGTGAAATAGGTTTTTCTGTTGGGTGTATTTTCTTTTGTTTTTTTGGATTGTTTAAATATCCAAAGCCAATCCAATCGTATGTATATTTTCTTAAAATACAATCAAAACTTGTATAAGCCAATTCCCCATCAGAATAATTTTTATTATTTGCATTTGTTATTTTTTTATCCCAATAAATCCACCCTTTTTTTGGGGCTAATAAATCTGCAAAATAATTACCACCCCAAATAATTTGGTTTTTTGATACTCTTTGTAATTCTGTAAAGTATTCTTTGTGTGGTCTTTTATTATCCCAACCGCCTTTTTTATATAAAATTTTTTCTTTGTTAAAAGTATTGCTTTTTCCACTTTTACCTTGTGTCGGTTTGTGTCCACCATCAAAACCAATACCATAAGGCGGATCAACAATCGCCAAATCAAAATAATTGTCTTCATAACGCGCCATTAATTCCATATTGTCTTCATTTGTTATTTTCATAATGTTTAATATTTAGGTAAATAATAAAATAATTTTTCAATATTGTTCATTTGCTTATATTGAACCTCTAAATTGTTGGTTTTTGCAACAAATGACGTTCCGTTGGATCGACTTAAGCGTTCGCCTTTTTTTCTTAAAACTGATTTTTCCAATAATTCTTTTTTACTTAAATAACCGCAAATTGTTAATTCATTTTTACGTTTGTTTAATGAACAAAAAATATAAATATCGCAATCAAATTTAATTTGGTGCTGAACAAAATTATTTACAAAATGGTCTTGAACGTCAACGTTTCGGCCCATTGTTTTAACATCAATTTTAAATCCTTTGTACTGAAAATCAAAACCGCCGTCAAATCCTTTTGTCCATTCGTGATTGATTCCAAACAAACGTTTGACCATTATTTCGCCAACCAATCCAATGAATTGTTGTTCTTTTGTTCCGTTAAATTCAAAACGTTGTCCGATATCATTTTCATTAACAAACGCCCAAACGTCGTTTTTTAATTGTTTCGGTATGTTATATTTTTTATTTAACATTCAAACAACTTTTTAAAATTTCAACACACAATTTATTCGGTATTTTTGAACGTTCGTAATTGTCTAACAATCCTTGCGTTCCGGTTCGTGAACCACGCGGCGCGGCTTCGTGATGACATTTAACATTGCCATTAAAACATTCGTTTCGCGGTTTCCAACCATTTGGATTGAACAATGGATTCCAAATGTTGTTTGACCAAATATTTGTCGGCTTTGCTCGTTTGTCGCCATATTTACAATACCAAATTGTACTGTATTCGTATTGACTTAAAACCGGTAAATTTTTTAATTTTCCGCGAGGATTTTCAATGAACCAAAATTTTGGATTTATTTCGTTTATTATATCAATAGTTTTTTGCACAATCTGAACCCCCAAAACCGCTTCATTTGTTTTCGGTGTGTTGTTTTCGTGCCAATGATGTCCAATTGACGCAACACTAAAATAAGTACATGGCGGCGACGCCCAAACAATCGTTGGTTGAAATGGTATTTTTTTAATATCAAAATTTAAAATATTTTCAACGTAATCAATATTTTTAAAATTGTTGATGTCACTTGAAAAAACATTCATTCCTAATTTTTCCGCAGCTTTGCCAATTGAACGTGAACCGGCAAATAAT